TGTTTAATTAAATTTTTATTCTGTTTTATTTATTTACTTTACTCACCGGCCACTCTTTTAGTAATATCAAAATCTCTTCCGTCCTTCTTACCGGCTTCATAATCTGATTTTGATACTTTTGCAGCTTGCTTAGATCGGAACGTAGTTGTCTTTAATCCAAGCTCAGACATTCTTTGCTTTACTTCTGGAGGAGTAGATAACACTAAGCCCCAATTTGCCTCTGACTGTGCAGCTGCTCTTTTTTGTTCTTCAAACGCTTTATCAAGTCCTTTAATGAAACCATAAGCATATCCATTACACATGGATGTAACCAGTTCGTTTGTATAATTAAATAGCTTACCTTTTTGTTTTCTCTTTTTAATTTCTGATTGAATACAATCAGTTGCATATTTGAATGCAATCATACAAATTTCAACGTCTTCATTTAACCCACAAAAATATAATTTATACGTTTGTTTACCTTTTTCTCTACGAGAAAAACTTTCACAGCAGTAATTCTTACTAATAACTTTAGACAATCTTAAAATCCAAGGATCTCTTCTAGTCGAATAAGTAATTCCAGCTGAATGTTCATGCGCCTTTCTTTTTTCTTTGTCTTCGACCTCTGCCATAGAAATTTTGTGTTCCGCCATAAGCCGTTGCGCTTTTGCAAGAGCCGACTGAGCCTCATGTTCATTCGGACTCTTACTTAACGCCAAAAGTTTTTTGATTTTCTCTTTGTAATCTACCATTTTACACTTCTCCTCTCTCATTCAGATACAGGATCTGCTGTAACTCTTCATTCGTAATTCCATATTGTTGTTCCAGAAGCTCTTTCCAGTCTTCAAAAGTATCAACTCGTGGATCCTTGCAGTATTTATATCCGGCGTTGATTACATCTTCTGCGATTTTCTTGAGACGTTTCGGTTCAATTCCCTCAGTCCAAAGTGGGCACTCAAGCTTTACATATGTAAGGATTTCGATTGGCTGTGCGATATTGCTAATCATTAAAGCTGCATTTGCAATTTTATTTACATTCTCTTCCGGCTCGGTATTATATTTATTGCATAAGGAGATAACATCTCTCTTATTACTCCATCCGATCTGCATTAAGAATGTGACGGCAGTGTTAAATTCTAAGTCTCCCGTAATTGTTCTTACCTCATCAAGTTTCTGTTTTACTTCCTTATAATTATTTAATGCTGACATTTCTTATCCCTCACTTTTCTTTATTTTCTTCTCGCTTCACAGATTGACAAAGCGTCTTCATATGTTTTGATATCATAATGGCCGCCATTCAATGATTGTGTGGATTCATTCCAAGTAGTCCACACAACCCATGGTCCACATCCTATAGATGCCTTAATTGCTGAATAATTCTTATGTTTTGCAATTACCATATACAGGTATGAGTCCATTGGATCTTTATAACGGATTACATCCTGAAGATCATATCTGTCATCCAGATGTTCTTTGAAATATTCTTTTACATTATTCCATACAGAAATAGGTACTGTTGCACTCATATTACTACCTCCATTTAATTTTCTTCTTCCTCAAACTGTGCTATTTTTTCTCTGTTAAATCTCATTGCCGGATAAACACAATATCCACTTCTTTTTGTTCTCCCTGTCTTCTCTGCCAAACCATTTTCCTCAAGGAAAGCCACCGCCCAAGGGCAATTATTTGTGTCCACATATGCCACATCTTCAGGTAATGTAGGATCACACAAGCAAGTCGTCAGTCTTGCAATCTCTCCATCCTGTCTGTTGTAAATCTCAACAGCCAGACTTTCATCCATCATATATTTTCCTAAACGCAGCATACAATTCTTGTATACTGAATAGCTTGTTTTAACATTTAAAAATCCCATACTTATCTCTCCTTATTTTTATGTGATATTATCTCCATTTAAGCTTCGCTTTTATTAAATTGAACAACATTATACATTTTTCATTCATCTTCAGTGTCTATGCATGAATCATATTCATTTACCTCAAATACATCAATATTATAATCACGAGCAAAATCAGCTGTTGCACTCATATTATTCTCCTTTCTTATTCTATATAACATCCTTTCGTTTTCTCTTTTGGTCGTCCGTACACTGATTCATATAAATATTCTACCAGCCCAGGTGTTACTCCATGGTATTCACATAACTCTTTAAATACTTCATGTGATTCCATTTTATCGACTTCTTTGATGAAATCGTCTGTTATTTTTTCTGTTTTTGTATGAACAGGGTTGGGATATATAGGACTACATATTTCTTCCATGTCACGATATACGTTTTCATCATATTTCTGTTTATCTTGCTCGTCCTGAATATCATTTAAATTTAATTGAACAACATTACACATGTGCCATTCTTCACCGGTATCTACACATGAATCACCTTCATTTACTTCAAACACATCATCATTTGTTATATCTATATCAAAATCATTTGCCGTCTGAGCTGCTGAATCTAACATTTGGTTTCTACATTCTTCAAATGTTCCAATTTTCTCAATGCAAAAACCAACGCCATCATAAGCATGATGAAAAATGCATAGAAAATCTCCATCAGATACTTGAATTTCGAAGACTTCAAATACTAAGAAATGTTCATTTCCATAAGAATAATCTATACGCATTCTGCGATTTTTGGGAAAACTTATATCCATAACATATTTAATTTCTCTATCCGCACCATATTTATCATCTTTAATATCATTCGCAATATAATCTATGACAGATTGGTGAGCTTCAGAAAGACTCTTAAAGAATTCAAAGCATGGACGTCTGTAATCTTCATCATTAAGACTACATAATAAAAATACTTTCATATCTTCCTCCTGTTTGTTTAATTAAATTTTATAGTGTTCCATCAAGAACTCTGCATAAGCAGTTACTTTATCCTTATCACCACAATAGAATCCGGTAGTAAACTTCTCGATAAGCTTATCTCTAATATCCTCGTGAGTCTCCCAACCATCATCTAAATAATCACGATAATCACGATCCATAACCTCTAACATAGATTTGTCATCTATTCTCGCTTCGAATTTTATATTGCGAATATCTTCCGGCAGATCATCCGGCAAGCGTAAGCGCGCAGCGTCAGCGGAGTTAGGAGCGGAAGCGACTACATTTGGAGCGCCAGCGACTCTTCCGAGCGATCCGGCTACCAGACCATCCAAGCGGTCACGCTGGTGGTCACGGTACCGGTCGGTACTATTATTATTATAATTATTATTAGTATTATAATTAGTACCAGTACCGCTGACCACAGTACCGTCAGGTGTATATTCTACCTTATTAATTACCAGGTTAAAGTCCACATCATCTGCATAACCGCCAGCTCTGTACTTTGTGAGTACTTTATTTACTTTGCCTTTGCTTATTTGAAGTTCCTGAGCCACCTGATTCTGTGAATATTCTGGGTGGTCACGCACAGTTTCTAAGATTGACCGGGTTATGGTCATGTTCTCACCAAATGCTCGTGACCGCTTCTCTTGGGATGAGTCGATCGTTTCAAGTAAGGTATCTCCTATATATAATAGAAGTTCTTTGTCTATTGGTTTGGCATACAAGCCATAGTCTATGACCGCTTCATAATATTCCAGAGCTTTCTCCGGCCCAAGAATTTCTTTTATTCTTTCGCCCTGTTTTCTATACGAAGCAAAGAAGGTAAAACATTTCCCTCGGTCAAATTCTTTTTCACTCATGATTTTCCCTCCGATTTACTTTCGTTAGTTATCCCTTCTGTTGTCTTTATTTTGGATATGTGTATCAAGAGCTGTGCATAACTCCGGTGTTGCTTCAAATATATAAACATCCAGATTTGGACGTCTTCTATTTGGCGTGATGCCAAGAATTTTAAATCCCTCTTTCCTCAACAGCCATGCGATTCTCTGGCTGCGGACTGCTTTTGTTTTCATTATATTACTTCTCCTTATGTGCAGTTAATTTAACTTGTTTTAAATATATCATACTTTTGTATTGATGTAAAGTTAATTATACTTGTTTCGATACCTTGATAATGCTGTATTTACCCAATCTTTCCCATTGAGGACGTATTCAAGTAAATCCCAACCAGTGTTTCCCAGTTGGTTCCATACATGGTCAAGACCGTGACCGCGTGTCCTGTCCATCGGATACAGAACTGTTGCAATAATGTTGAATAATTCATTTGCTTTGGCCCAATCAGTGATGTGATAAAAGTAATCGTACCGTTTATTACCATTTTTATCTGGTAGGATATCATTATCTGTATAATTCAAATACTCTTCTCCTATATATGGAAGGACATCTGAATTTACCGCGTCTTCGAAGAACCAATCTGCGCTGTTATCTTCCGAAAGATCCTTTAATACTTCTGGCTTCCAATACTGTGGTAACGGACACATGTATAAACGGATACAAATTGTTTTCTGATCTGATCCAAACGCCTGCAGATCCATTGCTTTAATAATATAGCGATATTCGAAAGCCGGCATATCTTCATCTGCTTCTGCCTGATAGATTTCTTTTGACAGTAATGTTAACTGGCCTCCGTCGCTATATTCTTCATCGAATTTCTCTTTCCACGGGATGATTTGATCCGGATTGCCTGGTCTCCATCCTGCGAATGACAGTGTTTCATTCATCTTCACCCACCTCTTCCTCAATGACCGTGAACGGATGACCGATAATTTTTTCAATTTCTTTTACAGTCATTGTAGTTGGTTCTTCCCAATCAGGATCCATGTATGTTGGAGCATTGTTTTTTGTATAGAATTCATCAATTAAAGCACATTGCCTTTCAAAATTTGATTTCCATACTTTGATAATGTCAATGTTGCGATCATTATTATGTCTGTTTGACTCATAATTACTTAAATATTCTTCACAAGATACACATGTAGTATTGTTAGTATAAATGGCAAGATGGTTATTAGAATTCTTATTTCCTAACACAATCCCAATTTTTCCATTTCTTAACTTTACAATATCTGTAGCTGCCAGCTCCGGCATTTTATTACTTGTTATCATGCGATTTCCCTCTTTTCTCTTCTTCCTGTGAACAGATTGATTAATTTAATTTTTTCTCTACGTCGTTCACGCTTACGTTCTTCTTCCTGGCACTTACAGTCTGCCATGATTTTATCGAATTTTGTTTCTTCGTATGAGGCAGAAATTACAATGTCAACCAGCACTCCATTGTGGGCAACGATTGTTTCCACATGGAATTTTTCGTAATTTTTATGATTATCTACTGCTTCTTTAATCTTTGTCATTACAGTTCACCTCTCTCTTTCATTTTTGTTTTCAACTGTTCCACATAATCTCTGGCTTCTACCAGTGTGCATTTATTAGATTCCGTATTGTGCATGTGATAGTATAATTTAATTGCCTTTACTTTCTCCTCATGCTTCAGAAAGTTCTTGACTGTTATTTCTGTTGGGGACATTTCTCTTACGATATTCCCAAAGAATGTACGAATATAGAACTCAAGATCCGGATCCCATTCATTGATTTTTTCATCTCCTGTCATGAGATAGATCGCATTGATCAGGTCTGTGACCGGAATAATACTTCCGTTTTTATGAAGAAAGTATCTTCCCTTCATTGGAATTGTTACTACTGCTTTTGCTTCTGCTTTATTCATTTGCTTTCTCTCCTATTCTTATGCTCAATAGCATAATTCAGCTACGATTTAGAAGGAGAGCGGCTCTAAATTTCACGCCGCATATGCCGAAGCTGAATTATGATATCGAACGTTCGTTTGTCTTTGAGCAGAGTATAGCACTTACGATACTAAAATGCAAGTGCTATATTCTGTATAATTTAATTTGTTTTATTTGTTTTCTGTTCCAGTTGCTCCGTAATAGCGCTGACTATTGATTACAGAAGTAACTTTTCTTAAATCACCGCCGGTATATAAAGGTTGAATCCCTAATTTCTTAGCAACTTCTTTTTCCAGATGCATTGTGAGGTATTCCGCTGGTCTTCTGCCATGATATTTCGAAAGTGCATCAGCGAAAAATGTGTTCGGTTTGATTGGCTCAAATATTCCAATAATTGCATTAACAACTCGTGGATCATTATCATGCATGTTCAAAACACTTTTTACTGGGCGAATAACATTTGCTGCATATCCATTTGGCTCTGTATGCCATCCAGCTTTTTCGATAATATCGAAGATATTATTGAGAGTCTCTTCACCATTAGTAAGAGCTGCTGCATCTCTTGCTGCTGCATATCCTGTGAGGACTTTGTAATCAGCTGCTTTTAATGCATCTCGTTTCTCTTTTGGAAGATTCTTCAGTTCATGCACACTTAAAAGTAATTTTCTTCCTTTAAGGCAATTGTCAAGAACGCAATATTTTTTGACACCCATAGTGACATTTGCTCTGTGTTTCTGAGCAAGCGATAATTTATCAACATCATCTCCCTGTTCGGAAAATAATGCGGCTTCTTTCATTTTCCTTTCCATAGGATCCACAGGTAATCCTTCTGTAAGTACCGCAATAACATATTTCTCTTCCCGAATGCCTGCTGCCAGCATTCTATGAGATCCATCAATTACTGCGAATGTTGCTGTTTCTGGATGTGGAGATACCAGAATTGGTTCGCATTTATTGAAGTCCCATTTGCGTACCAGAGAGTATACTTTCTCCATGTTAATACAATATACTCTTTGGTAATCTTCATCAATTTCCAGAAGCTCCAATGGAATACAGCAGAATCTTTTGCCTCCGATTCTCTGGCAGTTATTCATCACCGTGTTGTATGCTGTCTGATCTTTGAATACTTCCGGTCTGATTACTTTGCTTTCTTTCTCTGTTTCTCCTGTAAGTAATTTTTCGATTGCTTTGTAGTTCATCATTTTAATCTACCTCTTTCTTTTATTTAATT